GCATCAGAAGTTGGAATCATGACAACTTTAACGGATCTAGGTAGAAATGCGGCTCCAAGAAATGTAGCGGCAGATATAGGTAGATTATTCGGAGAAGCAATCGCAAAAAAAATAGACACAGATTTAACTGCGTTGTTTGATGGTTTCTCACAAGAAGTCAATGATGGTACAGCAGTTTTAAGTGCGGCTAACATATTTAATGCAGTAGCAATACTTAGAAAAAATGCAGTTCCAATGTCAGACCTAGCTGGTGTATTCCACCCTCTAAATGCGTTTGATTTAAAAAGTAATTTAACAAACACATTCGTTGGTAGAGAATCACCTTTATCAAATGAAGCTTTAACAACAGGCTTCGTTGGTAATGTTGCTGGTGTTCCAATATTTGAAACTTCAAATATAGCTGACAACTCTGGTAACAATCCTGGTACTACAGGAGATTACAAAGGTGCAGTATTCCACAGAGATGCACTTGCGTTAGCAATGATGCAAGATCTAAAAATCGAAACTCAAAGAGATGCTTCTCTAAGAGCAGACGAAATTGTGGCAACTGCTGTATATGGTACAGGAGAGCTTAACGATACTTATGGTGTTGAATTGAACGTAGATTCATCAATCCAGTAATCGTACTTTTATCAGGGCGAGAAATCGCCCTGATATTTAAAAGGAGATTTTATGAATATAAGATTAACTAATGGAAAAAAAACTATAACAAGAGCTAAAGATCAATACGAAGCTAATATAAAACATTTTCAAATGAGAGGATTTACTCCTGTCGATTCAGTAAAAAAACAAATAAAAAAAGCGACAGCAAAAGATATAACTGATAAAGTAGTAGAACTTAAACCTAAAAAAAGAAAAACAAGGAAAAAGAAATGAATAAATTTATTATGATGAAAGCTAAAAAATGGTCTAAATGGGTATGGGTAAAGGCAAAGAATAATCCAATGTATTCAATCCCATTAGTATTAATCATAGCTTATTTTATTTGGAAATAAAAAATGACAAATTTTACTGGAGCAAATGTAATAACTGCTAGTGATGTAACTAAATATCAACCAGATGTTTTTGATTTTGGTATAGCATCAGGTTCTACAGAAGCTACAAATTTTTTTTCACAAACTACAAATGATATTTTACGACAATTAAGAATAGAGTGGTTTCCAACTTATAAAACAAATGTTTATACAGATATTACAGTTTTAAATACTGTAGAGATGGAAAACACAAAAGTTAATCTAGATCAGTTTGAAAGAGCTGGTGTTTATTTATTTCTTGGTAGGTTTCTTTTACCAGCACTAACAAAATTTAGACCTGAAGCTGATAAAGATAGATTTGAAAGAATGGCTGAATATTATATGGGAGAATACAATAAAGAATTTAGATCGATACTTGAAGATGGTGTTGAGTATGATTCAACAGCAGATGGTAGTATAGTATCTAATGAAAGAGAACCTTTACACGGATATCGAAGATTAACAAGATAATGGCTTTAGATTTAAAAGTAACTTCTAATGTAAAAAAAGTTCAAGCACGTTACGTAAAATTTTTAAATAGGTTTCCAAGAATAATACAAAAAGGTTTAGATCAGGCTGGTGAACAATTAAAAACAATAATTATTAAAAGAACTGAATCAGGTAAAGATCAAGATGGTAAAAGGTTTATTGGTTACTCTCAAACATATGCAGAATTAAAAGGCAAAACAACAGTAGATTTGGAAGATACTAACAAAATGTTACAAAGTATTTCATCTAAAGTAGTTTCAAGAAATAAAGCACAAGTTTTCTTTAGATCACAAAGAGAAGCAACTAAAGGATTATTTCATCAAATGGGTATGGGTAATTTACCTAAAAGAAAGTTTTTTGGTTTTAATAAAAAAACAGAAAAAGTAATACAAAGGACCTACGAAAATTTTTTAAAAAAAGAAATTAGAAGATTAGGAATATGAGTGTAAGAGAAAATATAGCATCTAATTTAGTTACAGTAATAGGAGCAATATCTAGTCCGAATGTAAAAAAAGTTACTAGACAACCTTTCGAGCTAGATGAATTAGCACAGCAACAATATCCAGCAGTATTAATTCAAACAATAGAAGAAACTAAAGAAGATCAAGAATTAGGTAGCGGAGCAAAAACTAGAATATGTACTTTAGAATTTGGTATAACAGGATTTATCAAAGGTAGCGAAAGTAATATTGATACAGCAAGAAATAATTTAGCAAGTGCCATTGAAACTGCAGTTGAATCTGATATTACTCGTAGTGGAAATGCTTTAGATACTGAAGTGGTTTCAATAGAAACTGATGCTGGTAGTTTATTTCCATATGGAGCTGTACTAATTACAATCCGAGTGATATATGAACATCAAGCGGCAACACCATAGGATAAATAATGTCTGATAAAATTTTAAATAAAATAGAAAAAAAATTAGAAAAAATTGAATTAGAAGCAGACAAAATTTCAACATTATGTCACGAGTTAAGAGATTTAACTGAAAAAAAAAGAGAGTATGATGATGGGATAGAAGAAGATCAAGAAGAAGATTTCGAAGATGAAGATGAAGTCCTTGACGAAGCAATCGAATAATAATATAAACAAATAATTATAAAGGAGAAAACATATGGCAGTACATCATGGTAAAGAAGGTGAAGTAACAGTAGGTGGTTCAGCAGTTGGTGAACTAACTTCTTTCACTTTAGAAACTACAGGAGATGTTGTTGAAAGTACAAAAATGGCTGATTCAGCAAAAAGTTTTATTGCTGGTAGAACGTCTTTTTCTGGAACTTTAGAAATGCACTTTGACGAAGCTGATAGTGTTCAAACACAATTAACAGTAGGATCAAGTATAACTTTTAAATTATTACCAGAGGGAAGTCAAACAGGCGACAGAAAATTTGAGGGTGCAAGTGTTATTACAGGAATGTCAGTATCACAACCTTTAGATGGAGTTGTTTCTAGATCAGTTACTTTTCAAGGAACAGGTGCTTTAACAATAGGAACTGAATAATAATTTATGTCGATATTAGACAGAGCGAAAACTCATTTTGAAAATATCGGTGTACAATCTATTGAAGTACCAGAATGGAAAGACGAAGATGGCAAATCTACTGTCATCTATTGGAATCCTATAAATCTTTTTGAAAAGAACAAACTATTCAAAAAATCTGATAATCTTTCTGATGTTAGTATTCTAGCTGACATCGTTGTTATGAAAGCATTAGATCAAGATGGTAAGAAACTTTTCAAACTAGATGATAAGATGGATTTGATGACTAAAGTAGATTCAGATGTCTTATCTCGGATAGCAACTGCTATGGTTCAAGTTATTGCTCCAGAAGAAGTAAAAAAAAACTAAAATCTGATCCTCAATTAAAAAATTTACTTATTGTTGCTGATAGGTTAAAACTATCGATAACTGATGTTCTAAAAATGGAAGAATGGGAATATAATCATTGGTTAGGTTACCTTTTACTAGAATTAGAACAACATGAAGAACAAATGAATAGAAGTAGGCACAAGTAAATGGCACAAAATTTAGTATTAAATATATTAGCAAAAGATAAAACTAGAGCCGCATTTAATGGTGTCAGAGCTGGTTTAACTAATTTACGTAGTGCTGTATTTTCTGTTCAAAGTGCTATAGCTGGTATTGGTGGTGCTTTAGTAATTAGAAATCTTGTTAATGTTGGTAGTCAAGTTGAACAACTAGGAGTAAGATTTAATTTTTTATTTGGTAATGTAAGAGAGGGTCAAAAAGCATTTGATGGGTTAATTGACTTTGCTTCAAGAGTACCTTTCTCACTAGAAGAAATATCATCAGCTTCAGGTAATCTTGCAGTTGTTTCAAAAGATGCAGATGACTTACAGAGAATATTAAAAATAACTGGTAACGTTGCGGCTGTAACAGGATTAGATTTTAGAACTACAGCAGAACAAATACAAAGATCATTTTCATCTGGTATAGGAAGTGCAGACCTTTTTAGAGAAAGAGGTGTAAGAGCTTTGTTAGGTTTTCAAGCTGGAATGGAAGTAACAACAGAAGCCACAGTAAAAAGATTTGAAGAATTATTTGGTCCTAATGGTAAATTTGGAAAAGCAACAGAAGTGTTATCAACTACATTTGAAGGTACTCTTTCAATGCTTTCAGATAAACTTTTTAAATTTAAATTAGATTCAAACAGAGCTGGATTTTTTGATTTCGTTAAAACAGGATTATCAGAGTTTAATAAACTAATTGAACAAAATGAAAAAGGATTAAGAGATTTTGCAACAAGATTATCTGAAAGTTTAATAACAGCAACAAAAAATATTTTAATAGGAAGTGCTATTATAATTGATTCTATAAAACCCATATTTGGATTTGTTGGTGGAGCAATAAAAAATCTTTTTGATTTGATGGGTACTCTACCTGAAACAGTAAGAACATTTGGAATAGTAGGTTTCTTAATGTTAGGAACAAAAGGAAAATTATTAGTATTAACTATTGGTGGTTTTTTAGATGACATTAGAGCAAAACTTGGTGGATTTATAGAAGAATTCGCAAACTTCAATCAGAAAATATTAGAAACAAGAAAAAATTTATTTTTAGTAAGTAAAGAAGGATTTGAAAAAATTAGCAAACAAAATAAAGACTTACTTGCAGTAGCAGAAAAATTAAAAAAACCTATAGGAGAAGTGAAAACAGAAATTGATAAAGCTGGTGATTCTATGGGTGACTTAGAAAAAACATTTAGAGAATTTTTAGCAAATATTGATGTTCAAGCCGAAATAAATAAAGAAGCATTTAATGAAATGATGGCGGCAATAGAAGAAGCAAATAAAGCCGCAGAACAAAACAAAAATAAATTTGAAGAAACAGGTATTGCAATAAAAGATGGTATTACAAAACCTTTAGAAAAATTAACTGATCTTTCTTTACAAATAACTAAAATTTTAGATAAAGGTATTAAAGGTTTTTCAAGAGGAATAGCTGAATCAATAGTATTAGGAAAAGAACTTAATAAAACATTTAAAGACTTAGCAAGAACTTTAGCAGTAGAAGTATTATCTACTATGATAGAAATTATTGCTAGAAAACTAACTGAACTAGCAATAGAAAAAGCAATTACACAACAAAAACAAATTCAAGCTGTTTTTAGTAAAATTGGTGGTTTTTTTGGTTTGGACTTTGGATTGTTTGGTATAGGTAGTGGAAGTATATTTAGAGATAAAGGTGGTGCAGTATCAAAAGGCAAACCATTCGTAGTTGGAGAAAGAGGACCTGAGCTTTTCATTCCTAATCAAACAGGACAAATAACACAAAGTGCTAGAGGAATGGGTGGATCGCCTGTTAATGTAAGTTTTAATATTAATACTGTTGATGCTAGTGGTTTTAGTGATTTACTACAAAG